TATATCTTCCTTAAGACCCTGCCAAAAAGTGAAGAGATTCTCACGCAAAGAAAGGCCTTCCCTATCAAATGGGACTGAGTCACCCTCCCCGGTGTACATCAACCGCAAGACATCTTCGTACTTTCGTGGTCGAACCTGGGCCATGTATTTCCGGCCGGACTGGCGTTTGCTCAAGCGTGGAGCCAATTGGTCCTGTAGGTAACGCCAGGCAATGGCATGCAAGTCCGGATGGTGGGCACAGTTGTCCAGGAGTGAAACGGTTTTTGCCCACCGTGTGCGCAGGTCGCTTTTGCCTTTGCAATCTGAGAATTTCATGACCAAACGTCCCTTATCATGTATTATTGCCACAGGTGGTGCGTGCCCAATAACCTCCTTGACATGTAGCAGGTCGGACTCTTTTGTGGAAAACCATTTAGCCAGGAAAGAGATATCTGAGAGGGAATCAGAGGCCGCTTCCAGTTTTACATGGACACCCTTTGTGGCCAAATAATCCTGCAGCACCTCTGGCCCAAAGACAGACCTAGGCAAACTTGTGGAGTAAAAGTTGTCGTCAGCGAAGTTTGTCAACTTCACGGCCTCGTAAAACTCCGCTAACGGCCGCTTTGTTTGCATCCTCCATGCATCCAAAAACATGACCTCAACATAGGAAGTGTTGGTAGGTGTTGTGGTAGCGTGGCCGGTACTTGCACCTTGTGTCTTAAACCGAGACCTCCCGGTGTAAATATCGACCAACCAAGAACAGTACAGGTTTTCAGCTGCAACATCCAGGAGCTCACAGATTTGGGTGTATTGTGGGTGACCTTCAAACCCTTTCTTCCTCAGTCTGGTCACCACATCATAGTAGTCCCAGCAAAGACGGCTATCAAGCGCTGTCACATCTGAAGCATAATGGTGTTTGAATGGTAGGTGCGCCTCGGCCTGTTTTGACATCCCACCATGTTGGGGGGAGACCCCCAGGCTCGAGCCTGACATGGGATTAACCCTCTTTGCCATGTCCCCCTCCACGGCCACTTGAGTGAAATACGACAGGATATCTTGTGCGATCACGGTGCGTATCTTGGATTTGTCTTTGTAGGATGAGGGCAGAACCTCGTCTTTGACAAACACGTGTGAGACTGAAGGGAATTTGTCTGGCTGCTCTATGTAGGCCCGTACTGCGTCGAGGAATTGTTTCTTGCCACCAGCAGCTTTCATAAGGTCGGCTCTGCTGGCTTTACCTCGGGCGTTAAACCTATATGGGAAGCCTGCACTATATTTTGTCTTCCACTTGTGCAACACATCCTCAGGCGCGACAAGTTTAGTGTCCCGGTATTTATCTGGGTTTGAGGCGAAAATAGCTTCCGCCATCTCCTGTCGCTCTTCCTCTGTGGTGAATCCCGTCTCAACCCCAGTGAAGTAACGGTCAGTGATCTCCTCAGCCATGTCCGGCGTGGCAAACCGCATAGAAAATATACCAGCTTCTGCACCTGAAGCAGCCTGGAGCTCGCTGACCACTTGCTTGAAATCAGGTGTGAGGTTCGGGTTGCGTTGCCGGAAGGGCACCTTTGTCTCCAACTTATACTCGCCCTGGTGTACACGAGTCACCTTAACATCAGGAAAATTCACTTCCGGAAATACCTCCTTGTACCGTTCCAGCACTTCTTTCAAGTTCAACTTAACGACGCGTTGACCTGGTTGGATCTTGAGGCGATCTGAAGCCACCATCGTCGTGGTGAAGGTCCCGTCTTTTGGTGTGTAAAGCCAATGGTGCGGCGTATGTATCGAAAACAGGGGTGCCCACACAACTTTAGCCCTGGGCTTGGTCCCCCACCATTTCCTTGTGGCAACAGTGGCCGCACTCAGCTGGTCAACTAACGGGTTGTGCAGGGAAAGTTCCAGCCTACGGCCGAGTGTGATCAGGAATGTGTACTCCTCATTTGTCCACTTCAGCCCAACCACAGCGCTGTGTGCAAGTGATCTGTGCAGTATACCTGAGGTCAACCTGAATTTCGTGGTTGCGAGCCATGTCAAGTGGTTCAGGTTATCCATTGAAGTCTGGCTGCCAGCGAGTTGCTGGACCACAGTAGACCGCATGAATTTAGCAACAGCCTCGTAACTCTCCTTCCCGTATGAGTGGAATTTTGGGGCTGCCATTGCACCAAATTTAGCATCCACGTTTGGAAGGTCAACCAACTTGGTAAAGGCCGTCTCCATTGTCTGCTGGTACAATTCAATTTTCACGTCGCCTTTGACACCACGCCATTGGCCTGCGACCCATTCACCAAAGAAGGCTCCAACTCTTGTTGGGATGTCTGCACCATAACCCCCCAGATGCTTCCATGGTATGATGGTGCTAGTGGACTTGTGGATGATATAGTTAACCATAAAGAGGCAGTTGTCACCCAGGGATCTGTATTTGTTCCCATCGAATTGAGCAGCCAAATCCCGATAACCCAACTTGAAGGTTTGAGGGACGGGCACAGCTATGACTTTCACCCAATTAGAACCTAGAAATGCTCCCTGGGGTGTGGACCATTGGACAACAAGGTTACGACCATCACCAACCCGTTGCAACTCCACAAACTTGCCCTTCCATTCGATGACTGCATGCATTGGAGCAAAGTTAACTCCGGCGACACGGCCAAATAACGGTCGCAAATAAACATAAGCATTACCAGATGGTGGGTGTCGGCAGGCGATCTCCCTCCTGAATTCCAGAATATCAGGTACAGTGTCGAGCCCTGTGGGGAAGCCGAACCGAGTTGGCAAATAGGAGTACACCTGTGCTTCAGCCATCCCAGGAGACTCATCAATCGGCATTGAAGCGCCAACTGCCCTAGCGAAACGGATGATGTGATTCGCCCAGTCCTTAGCAAGTAGTGAATAACTGGCTATGAAACGCTTCAAGTGGGAAGA